ATGTTTGCCAGGCAACTTGTGATCCTATTATAGACACGCCATCAACAGTTATATCGGTAATAGCATTGTCAATGCCACCAGAAAAATGATTGATACTACCCACAGTAAATTGACTTTCAACATTAGCAACAATCTGTTGCCCATTAAATGAAACACCATGACTAGGAGCAGTTATTGTTATTGTGTTTGTAGACGCAACAGCAGTAAAGCCACTTGTTGATGTATAAGAGTTTATAGCATTTGCAACAGCCGTAGCCGTTGTATTGTTACTGCCAGTATGCTGGATCGTTGTATTAATTATAGCAACATTATTTACTGTTAGAGTCCTTAGTATGTTACCACTTACACTTGTTCCTCCAGTTACCTGGAATGATCCTGTTGCGCTTGTTCCTCCTAAAGATCCACCAGTAATCTGAAATTGATTTCTTGCTCGACCATCGAACCAATCAGTAATCCTAGTGCCATCGTAATAATGAAATATTCTACCATCAGCAAAACGTGCAGACGCATAAACTCTTCCGTTAAAAAAATCAACTGATAAAACTTGTGTCAGAGCTTCGCCAGATGGATGCTGTAATCTTACATAATTGATATTAGATGGCGTACCACTAGCGAAAGATACAGAAGAAGAAGCAACGCTACCAAAAACGTATATCTGACCTCCAGACGCAGCCAAACCAGTTGTATTGGATGGAAGATTAGCCAGCTCAACAAACGCATTACGCTTCTCAATCTCTCCTCCTCTTGTAATGTGGGCATTTGTAAGAGTGACCAAAGATCCAGGGGTAGAAGTAACATTCATCCTTCTGGAGTCTAATCCGTTCCTAAAGTCCTCTACTAAAATATAAGGCATTTACCACCTCTAACTTGTTGGTGCTAAATAAATTGGATGCCGTGGTCTGCGTACATTGTCTGGTTCTCCACCACCTATTACAAAAGTTTCTGTTTTTGCGTTCCTAGCTTTAAGTCTTGCGTAATGTGCCGTGGCTTGTGCAAATTTTTGTTGAGCATCAGCTTGTTTCTGCCTTGCCAATATTTCTGACGCTGCAAACAAAACTATAAGTTGATCGTCTAAATCTGCTAAATCAGACTCAGCAACAAGTGGGGATAGGTTACGAATACCATGTATTCTTACACTATCTGTGCCATCTGCTTGACTATTGTTTGCTGGAACTGGGAAAACTTCTATCTGATTATTTTCAAAATTGTCGTACCTACGGATAGGAGTGGATCTTTCATCAGCATCACTATCATGCTGATTGTATTCGTCAGCTCCTATTCCGTAATGTAACTTTGTCCAGGCATCACCATGTTTTGTTTCAACTCTAGTAATTCTTTCAAACACTATATCGCTAGGTAAATCATAGTAACGCTGACCAGCATTTATAGCTATATCTCTCCTAACCTTTAGAAAGTTCCAATTATAGTCATCCCATAATCTTCTTTGCACTCTCTGTATTTGGTTAATCAAAACATCTCTTGTTGCCTTGCCTAAACTTGGCAACAATGAATGACCAACTTCAGCTCGTAAGTCATTGATTAAGATTGCGAGTGAAGTTCCTCTAGCCATTTTAACCCTCTACAAATGCTTCATTTTCTGGCGTAGAAGGATCATCTGGAACGTAGTGTCCTTTTGAATTTCTAGCCCTGGTTTTTGTTTTCTTTGCAGTTTTTTTAGGTGCTTCTTTTTTAGAATCATTAACCCATACAGCATCAAGTAAGGTATCAGCAATCCTTGCGTCTTGTAATGTTTTGGGTAGTTCTCCATACTGACCAAATATTTCTACAATTTTTTCATCTTTATAAAGTTTTCCTAGATGGTATCGCTCTTCATCGTTTGACTTCTCGATTGTATCTAAGACTTTTATATTGGTAACGGCACTATCGCCATGTATATGCTGTAAAACAACAATCTCAGCAACAGTAACGCCATTCTTTACAACAGTAGCTCTCGGATCTCCAGCGATAGCTACTAAACAGTTACATATTTCCATTTTTACCTCCTTGGAAATAGAAAGAGATTAATATCCCCCTCTGTTCTTTTTTTTCTTTTTACCTGGCATTGGCTTCTCCTTTTAAAATGGTGGGGATTTATCTTCTCTAGGTCTGCTGTTAAGCCTAACTAGCCGAGAAAACCCCCATAGTTAGGGAGGAAAGACCGAAGAAATATGAAAAAAGCCTTCCCTCCGTTAAGGGTTATGATGTTATGAAATCTCATATACACCATGACAATTTAGCTGAAACGCAGCTAAAGACGCAGTTGTTGTGATCGCTCGGAACATCACATACTGTGTAGCTGGTCTGGCTGGAGAGTGTCTTTTCATCTTCTCTCCGTCCATGTAATACATACACAATTTTGATGAATCAATGATGTAACAACGCTTATCTGGGTTTTGACCAGATATTGTTAGATCATCAAGAGCTGGATCATAGACAAACTTCAATCCATTGTAGTTTATCTCACCCACAGCAATGTTCTGATTTCCAGAGAAACCTGTGTTGCTGTAGTTTCCGTTTCTTCTTAGCTCGTCTGCTAATCTGTCCAGGAACAAAGATCCACAAACAGCAATATCTGGCTTACCACCAAATCGCTTTAACTGACGCATTTCTGAGTGCAGAGTTTCGATAAGCTCTTGCCCAGTTGCAGTTGTGGATATTGCAACATTTGCTCTGTTTCTCCACCAGGTATTTGTAACTGTAGATAGACCACCAACAGTTGTACCAGTTGCAGTTGGATCATCAACGATAATAGATCGTATTCCAGCAAGTGCGTTAGCATCAGCAGTACCATCCCCATATAGAAGATCGTTCATACCTCTGCTGTAGCCCTCTAGCATATCATCCAGCTTGTCTTGGAAAAGATTTACCAAAACAGTTTTATCACGACCACTATGATTTGTGACGCTGTTTGATGTAGTAGAGTCAGTAACACTTATACCATCCTTTTTAAGTTCGGTTAGTGTAACTGATATACCAGAGTGATGTTCCTTCCAGGCATAGTTTGCCCTTTGGATATTTGCTGGGTTTGCATAAGCAACTGTATCGTTATGCGTATAACCAGCGACTTGTGTTGTGTATACACCTTTTACTGCAACAGATAAGTCAGATTTTCCACCAGGAAAAGTTTTAGCTTTACCATCCATAAGGTTAAGCAAAGGCTTATCGGCTAGAGTATTAGCATATACGTTGCCTTGATCTATGTAATAATCAAGAGCAGCGTTAGCGATGTTCGCTAATTCGGCTGATGAAAATGCCATTTTTTACTCCATAAATTAGGAGGAACTACTATTCAAAGCCATCTCGACTACATCCATTAGACTTTTTGGCTCTGGCATTGGAGTCCCACCAAGTTTTCCACCTTGAGTCGCTTTTATTGGGGTTTTAGTTGAAACGTGCCTACCCTTTACCTCGTCATAAGCTTCTTGTGCTATCTTCAAAGCTTGTTCCTGGGTTTGTGGTCTGCCAGCTTCCATTACTTTTACCCTAACGCGATCATTGACTTCTTTTTCGATGCGTGAGTAATCTGGATCTGTCTGAGCAATTTTGTTTTCCCAATCAGTAACTGCCGTTGCCAACTGATTGATGTTTTGCCTTTGCTGTTCTAAGTCTTTTTGCTGGGATTGAGATTCACTAAGTTTTTTCAATCTTTCATTCTCAGCTCTTGCCATAGACAGCTCTTTGCCAACATCTTCATCCATGTATCCCTGGTCAACCTTTTCACGGATCTCTTCAGACAATGTTTGCCCAGTAGCTTCCTTTAGAGAACTCATGTAAGGCTCTAACGCCTTAATAGCATCCATTGGACTGGACTTCATCATTGCCATTATTTGAAAACCTTGAGCAGCTTCATCGGCAGTAAGATTATTTGCTTCAAGAAAAGTAGTAATTTTCCTGTACTCTTCTTGATCTTTTCTAGCCAGTTCAAGTTGCTCTTTAGCTTCTTTCCGTTCTTTGATGACTTTTTTGAAACGTGGGTGATTGTGGAAAGGGAGTTTTGCGTTTTCCTCTTCTTCGGCTTTGTCTGAACTTTCGTCTTTTTCAGTTGCTTCGGAGAGGGTTTCTGCTTGGGTTTCGGCTTGTTGCTCTTCTTGTTCACCATCTTTCACCTCATCTTCAGAGTGCGACTCTGCTTCCTTTGGAGGATTCATAGCTTTTTCGACAACAGCTAATAAATCCTCTTCTGTTTCTCGCTCAACGGATGACGATTCCGTTTTTTTCTCGTCCTGGTTGTCAGAAGTAGTGGACGGATCTACTTCTATTTTGGCTTCTTCTGCCATATTATGCGTCCTTTCTCAATAACTTGTTGGTCATTATAAACTAATTCCCTATAGGTGGCAACCCACCACCACTAGGAAGTGTACGAGGAGCATTATCTGCTCCCCCTTGTGGCGATCCTGGTATTGCTGGATCACCAGTACCCTCTCCTCGTAACATATTCATAGCTACCATCGAGGGTATTCCTTCGGCAAAAGCAGTTGTTAAATCGAGATTATCATCTAATCGTTTTAACAACTCTTTTGCTAACCATTTTGGATCAATGCCAGGGATCTGCAATAGAAACGGCATTATTCTTTCTATATTTGCTAGTTCTGCTGCTCTGTTAGGTTTGCCAGTTGATCCAGCTTCGATCTCCAAATAAACCTCTTCCATCATATCTTGTCGAACAAGATCTGCCCAAACAGCACCTTTACCAGCTATCTTTTTTACTTCCTCTACTGACATTTCAGCTAACATAACTTGTCCAGATGCCCTTGCTACCTCAGACATAAAGCTATCTAGGTCATCAACATTTGCTCCTAAACTAGACATTCTTGCAGACTCAGCAATGCTAGTTTCTGTTGCTGTTGCCCTAGAAATGCCACCAAATTGAGCTTCTTGCGCGCCCACAACTAGCTGTATATCGTCAAATATTGTTCTAACTTCGTAAAGATTAGGATCAATACCAATCTGTCCTACTGGCTGTATAACATCATTTACTCGTTGCCCAGCAGCTAAAGCCTGTAGCTCGATAACTGCATTTGCTGGGTGCGTAGCTAGTTTCTCTTTATCTTCGCCCTCAAGAACTCCGGCTGGAGCTGCATATTTTGGTCTATTTGCTCGTCTATGCTCTCTTAATCCTTGTCTTGCTCGATTGTATTCATGTTGCATAGGTAACAACAGATGGA